AAAGTAACTACAAAATTATGCGAGCACTTCCGCCCTTATCTGACGCGTGTAGATTAGAGCATCGCGTCGCAGAAATACTGACTGAACAAGAAATTCATGGATGGACATTTAATGAATCAAAAGCTCAGCAACTTGAGTCATCTCTCAGAAAAGAGATGGAAGACACTATTGAAATACTTCGAGAACAATTCCCTTTCGTTGCAGGATCGTTGTTCACTCCTAAACGAGATAACGCAACACAAGGATATAGAGCAGGATGTGAAATACAAAGAATAAAGGAGTTTAACCCAACATCACGAGACCACATAGCATGGATTCTGACGACTCATTTCAAAGTCAAATTGAACAAGATCACGACGACTGGGAAACCAATTATCGACGAGATTACATTGACGGAGATAAATATTCCCTTCTCGAAAGCATGTGCGAAATGTTTGACGATAAAGAAGAAGCTTGGAATGATATCCGAAGGCGTGAACGCATGGAACAAGCTTGTTACGAGTGAAGGTCGAATACATCACCATTGCTCGGTTAGTACGAACACATTTAGATGTGCTCATCGTAAACCGAATCTAGCTCAAGTACCTGCGGATAAAGAGTTTAGAAAATTATTCACAGCTTCTCCCGGAAAAATAATGGTGGGAGCTGACTTAAGCGGAATTGAATTAAGAATGCTTGCTCACTACCTTGGTAGATATGACGGAGGTAGATATGCAGATATTCTTCTTAATGATGATATACACCAAGTAAATGCCGACAAGATTGGTATTACTAGACGACAAGTTAAGACTGTCACTTATGCCTTCCTTTATGGAGCGGGCAACGAAAAAATTGGAACCTCTTATGATAACACCCTCAAACCCAATGAAGCTAAGAAGAAAGGAAAGGAAATTAGAGAAGCTTTTGTTTCTGCAATCGAAGGTCTCGCTGACTTATTGGGAGCGGTTTCAGCTAAGTCTACTAATGGGTGGCTCTTAGCAATTGATGGAAGAAGAGTTCTAGTTGATAGTCCTCACAAAGCCCTAAACTATCTCCTCCAATGTAGTGCTGGTATTATTGCTAAAAGATGGATGGTTATAGCTGATAGATTTAACTTTCACAATCATCAATTAGCTTTTGTGCATGACGAATTGCAATATGAATGTAATCCGGAACATGCAGAAAAAATGATGAAAATATTAGAAGAATCAGCAATATTGGCTGGAGAATATTACCAACTACGTTGTCCTATAGCAGCCGAGGCAAAACAAGGTTTGACATGGTATGACGTGCATTAAATATGAAATTATTAATTGATTGCGACTATATAGTCTATAAATGCTGTGCAGCAGCAGAAACAGAAATGGATTTTGGAGATGACGTAATAGTTGTAACTTCTAACTTCTCAGATGCGATGAAATGCGTAAAAAGAGATTTAGACAAAATCCGAAATGAATTAGGTTCGTTTGATGATGAATTGATATTGTTTTTTACAAGCCCTAATAATTTTAGGAAAAAAATTCTGCCCGATTACAAGGGTCATCGACAACGAAAAAAGCCCTGTGGATTCAAACGTGTCATACAGGAATTAAAAAAAGAATACAAAGTTATCCTCAAAGATACACTTGAAGCTGACGATGCGCTAGGGATTTACGCAACCAAGTATCCGGGAAACATTATCGTCTCTCCTGACAAAGATATGAGACAGATTCCCGGAAAGTTATATGACTTTAAAGAAACTGTAGACATCACTCCAGAAGAGGGAGCCAGATGGCATCTTATACAAACCATGGCAGGTGATAACACTGACGGATACGCAGGTGTTCCCGGCATTGGAGTTAAGAAAGCAGAGAAAATCTTTAACGATAAAGGATACACATGGAAAGCAGTCGTTGAGACCTTTGAAGAGAAGGATATGACTGAAGAAGACGCGCTGATTAATGCACGACTGGCAAGAATTTTAACTACTCAAGACTACGACCATGAAAAAAGAGAACCAATCCTCTGGAAGCCTCTGGGACAATACAAAATTGACCCTCCATCAAGATCTGGAGATGAGAGAGATCCAGTTAGCTCTGTATGAAATAGATAAAGAGACGATGATGGAACTATATATGAAGTTACAAGAGCAAGTCTTCAAATTAAATAATTTAATCACCCCATTTTTAAATGAAGCAAAAAAACACAACCGAAGGTCCTGATTACTACCAGAGAGGGAACATAGAAGTATGGGATTTCATTAGAGATCAAAGCCTGAACTATCACCTTGGAAACGTAATCAAATATGTATGTCGCGCAGGATATAAAGACGACGACTTAAAAGATTTAAAAAAAGCTGCCCATTATTTACTCAATGAAATCGAATCAAGAACAAGCAAAGGAATTTAGGAAACTATATAGACTCAAAAGTTCTGAAAGCAAACCAGTCAGACAGTATCAATGTGACTTAATTACTGAAGAGTATCACGAGTTTATTGAAGCTGAAGAGATGTTGTTTAGAGATACAGATAAGCACAAGGAAGAATGTCTTAAAGAGTTAGCCGACCTTGTGTATGTCTGTTATCAGTACGCTGCCAACATGGGTTGGGATCTTGATCGAGCATTGAAGTTGATACATGAAAGTAATCTTTCCAAGTTAGATGAAGATGGAAATCCCATCTACAGGGAAGACGGAAAGGTATTGAAAGGACCTAACTATAAAAAACCAAACTTACATTCACTCATATAAATGGCTAACAAAATCGCTAGGACTGGTCGAGTCCAATCATGGATTGACAATCCAAAAACACGTCTGCCCGTGTCATGCACAATCTTCAAAGTCGAAGATTCAATGGAAGGTAGTGATGGAATCGAAGCATCATGGAGATTTGTATCGCATGCTCTCAGATACGGAGCAGGCGTTGCAGTCCACCTGTCGGATCTTAGACCCGCAGGAACAAAAAGCATTAAGGGAACTGATACTCTCGTTGCATCAGGACCCGTCTCATTCGCAAAAATATATTCAACATTAAATGAAATTCTTAGAAGGGGTGGCACCTATAAAAATGGTGCTGTGGTTGCCCATCTTGATATTGACCACGCCGATATTCTTGACTTCGTGCAAGTCTCCAGAGAAGAACTCCCATGGATTAAGCGAACAGTTAATCTTACAAGGAAAAGCTGGACTGATTCCTCAGATGAAGTTAAGGAAGCAATACTTAGAGGAATTGCAAGAGGAGACATTTGGTTATCAAAAATAAAATATGACAACAATGGGAAACGGATCAGAAGTAACGTCTGTCTTGAGGTTTACCTGCCCTCACGAGGCACATGCCTTCTCCAACATATCAATCTCGGTGCCTGTCGCATCGGCGACTTACGCACGGCTTTCCGTGAGGGTATGTCCGAGTTGTGCGACCTCCATGGGAGGACAGGCGTTGGAGGGTCTGGAGAGTACCTTAAACCAGAGGTCGACAGACAAGTAGGACTAGGAATGCTTGGCTTAGCCAACTTCTTAGCAAACAACAACATCACATATGCCGAGTTTGGTAAGGCTCTTACAGCAGTTAATAATGCTGAGCCTTTCGAAGGTTACGCGGGATTAGCTGCACGCGAACTCTTTCTCGGCATACAAGAAGCAGCTAACATAGCACGTGAGAACACAATGGAAAGAGCATTCGCTATAGCTCCTACCGCTAGTTGTTCTTACAGAAGTAGAGACCTAAACGGTAATACATCTACACCAGAGATAGCACCTCCTATCAGCAGAGTAGTTGATAGAGATTCAGGTACATTTGGTGTCGAGCAAGTTAAATATGGCGACAACGTAGAGATCGCATCCGAAGTCGGATGGGAGAGTTATAAATTAGTAGCAGATCAGATAATGATCATGCTAGATAGAACTGGCTTGCTTCATGGCTATAGCTTCAACAGTTGGAGTGACATGGTGACATACGATGAGGCATTTATAGAAGAGTGGCTAGATAGTCCACAAACTTCTCTCTATTATTCTCTCCAAGTTATGGGAGATACACAAGATAAGTCTGATGCTTATGCAGCCTTAGATTCATCTGAAGTTGACGCATACTTAGAGCAAATAATGAGTAATAAACCTGACGATATCGCATGTGACTGTCAACAATGAATCCCTATATAAAATTACTGTCCAGAAAAAGAACATGGACACCCGTACAAACATCTAAAGGAAAACTAAAAGAAGGTGCAGAAGAAACCATCTACCGTGCTCTTGCAATACGCCATATGGAGTTACCAGTTGGCGAGTTCATTACAGAAGCACTTGATAAAGAAGTTCCCGACTCTGCTAGAGCACTTCTAGAGTCAAACGTTAAGGACGAGATCAAGCACGATCTTGCACTTGGCTACATCACCAACGCACTAGGCGTAGATGACAAAGCCGAAGCCGAAGCTTTACGCTTACGTGCAGCATGGGAACAACATCCTGACCATACAATTTGTAAGGCGTTAGTAGCAGAAAGAGCAGTGTTCTTTGTGTTACTTCCGTTCTTTAGATTCAATGGTGATGCAGGATTGAGAACTGTATCAGCAGATATATCAAGAGACGAACAAGTCCACGTAGCTACAAACAGTTTGGTATGTACAGAGCTAGGTTTAAAACCTAGTCGCTCACTTGATGCTTTGAGAAAGGCAACTATCAACTGGGTTATGGAACCACTCAAACAAAGTTCCGATAGATATTTGGACAAAAAATTTTGGTTAGATGCCAGCGACAGACTTATGTACGA